TGTAGCCGCTCACGTACACGTCCACCATGCTCTTGAGTACCGCACGCACCCGAGACGGTCCAAGGCTCAGTGCCGACGCGATCTGCGTCACGGTCTGCCCTTGGTGCTCTCGTAGGTGGTTGCGGATCACCTCGTCCGTATGTATCGCCATTACTTGGCCTCCTCTTGTTGTTGTGGCATTAGGTCTTGGTCAAAGTACTGGCCCAGCATAAACGCCCCCAGTACCAGTAGAAAAACAACGAGGGTCTTCATGCCGACGTCCAGAGCAGTGTGAACATGAACACCAAGCCGACCAGCGATGCAGCAAACAAGATGTAGATGATGATGCCGTGCAGCTTGTCCCAATCAATCATGGTTCTTCTCCTTGAGTTTTTTCTCGGCCCACCAGACGGCGGACTCAAACGCTTGCTTGTCCACCCACGATTCTTTCCAGCCCTGCTCGATGTCCTCATCCGTCAGCCCCACCCACTGGCGCTGGTGTGCGTACTCTTGTGTGTCGTCGTCGTCCATCATCGCTTCTCTCCCCACAGCATCCAGCCCACGATCAGGCCAAACGCCGCGCCAAAGGCCAGCGACAGAAGTATTTGCAGTGCTTCAGTGGTCATCGCACCACCCCCACGATCACAGCCAGCACACCAGCACCGATGGCACCCAGCACGATGCCCAGCCACAGTGCGGCCCAGTACTTCACGGTCTTGCGCCATGCGCTGGGGGCTTGGTGAAGCCAAAACGCGGGGTTACGTCTGCCCACCTTGGCGGGGCTGATGCCGAAATGCTCTTGCTCAAATTGTTCTCTTAAGGTCATGCTATCCACCCCAATCCAATTAAAGATGCGGCTGTCAAAAAAAGACACCCCAGACTGATGGCAATCGGCCCCGGTACGTGCGGTGCAATATAGATGGCACCAGCCAGTATGAGCAATTGTGTTTGTGTCATGCTTCCCTCGCTTTCAGCATGGCGTCGGCCATTCGATACGCAAAATCAGCAATGTTTGTCGGGCTAACGTCTTGAACAGCCATGTCATTCGGGTATGTCGCAAGCCACCCCTGCATCGCCTTGGCCGCGAAGTAATCGCGCAGGGTCATTCCCAAACTAGCCTCGATTCCCATCCCTTGACCGTTTGTGCCTTTGAAAACCGCGCCAGCAAGTGGAAACGCTGGCCCGCCTGTGTTTATGTCGCTCATTTGTTTCTCCGATCACAGTACTTGTTGATCTCTTTGATGGCCTTCGGCTCGTCGCCATCGAACCACCACGCGGTGCAGTGCTTGTACAGCGACTGGTCGTCCATCAGGGCGCGTTCACGCCCCTCGACGTAGCCTTGCTCGTAGCCTTTCTGAAAGGCCGACCCCATCATCTCGTAGCCGATCACAACGGTGAACACCAGCCAGATTGCAGCAACGTATTTCATTTGGCTTCCTGTTTAGACGGCAAGAACATACACTCAAACACGTGCCGTTGGCCGTAGGCGTCGACATACGTTTCACCGCAGCCGACCATCCATTCAAGGAGCATGGCTGCCATGAACAGGGCGAATATAACCGCCACTACAACTCCAATGATCGCGTCTTTCATGCTGGCACCTTTGCAAAGAGTCCATGGAGCAAGGTTTTCAACTCGCTAACACCGCCATTGCAGTAATGCATATTGGGGTGCTTGCGGTACTTACTCTGCACGGAGTGGTTGATAAACTTAGTCATCAAAAGAGTGTGGTCCTTGTGGAACGTGTTGTGGCTCAGGGCCTGCTCTGCCGTTACAAAGGTGAAGTCAACCTCTGGCCTTGACCGCTTAACGCATTCTATTTGGGCGCCATTGAGTCCAACGACAAGGGCCGTAGGCCGCTTTTTGGGCTTGATGGTTAGCTTATTGAGGGCTGCCATCGGATTGCCAAACAGCTCATCGAAGCGATTGGCTGCTATGTCAGAGACGTTGCCAGTCAGTGGCTTCTCTAATTGCTCGGCCTGCTGCTTAGCAGCAATCATCTTGTCTAGGATCCGGTCGGCCAAGGCATCTATGAACAACTCAAAGACTTCGCCTAGCGTATCTAGCTTACGGGCCGGTGGCTCTGCTGGCGGCCCCGGGGGCTTGGCAGCAACCACCTTCTTGCGATCAGCGCGAAGCTTTTCGGCTATCTCGCGGGCCTCGTTGATGCGGGCCTTATGGCTAAACACACGCTGGTCGGTGACCTTGCCGCGACGCTCGTAAGGCAGGGCTTGCTGGGCCGATGCAAAGACCTGCTTGTTAGTCATGGCTGGCTGATCCGCTAGGAAGTGGACCATGCTGTCAGAGACCAGCTGCTTCTCAAAGTTTGTCCAGACGATGCGGGTCATGATTGGGCCTCCACGGCGTAGCCTTTGGCTTCAAGGATCTCGACGCAGGTAGCGATCAGCTCGTTACGCGCGTGCTCTTCGTGCTTGCTGACCTCTTCGTTGATGTTCTCAAGGCAATCGACAAGGTCAACCAGGGTATTCTGAAAGCGGCAGTAAGACATGTTGGCCATTACAGTGTCTCCTGCGTGATGCTGATGGTGTAGCCGAGCTTCTTGATCAGGTTGATCGTCTCAGGCTTCAGAGTCTTGGTGCCGGCGATGTCGGCAAAGGTCTGGGCCACTGGGCACACGGGGTAAACGGCACGGGCGCCGTAGTTGCTGGTGATGCGTACTGTGATTTCCATGATGATACCTTTCTTCTTTCTAAAGGGGCCGAAGCCCCGTTGGTTTTAAACTGGTTGGCCCTTAAACATACGAACCGCAAGAGCCTGATACCCAATGTGAGAATAACTCTCACGAATGTAGGCAACGGCTTCTTCGCGGGGCATCTGCTGTAACTCTGTGATGATGGGCTGGATCGCGTCGCAAATTTCTGCTTTGCTTGCCATGTAAGGCGAAGCAGCAGCTTGAGCAGAAAGGACGGCGATTTCAATACGATGTGCAAACATAATTTTCTCCTTAGCGGCCGGCCGAGTTGATGTTGGCTTCTTTGATGAAGCGAACAATCTTTGCTGTGCTAGACGAACCTAAGCGAATGTCCATGCTGCAAAGTTCATTGAAGATCTCCATGGCGCGTGTTTCGCTGCAGCCGATGGTCTTGACGATGAGCTTGATGTACGTGTTCATGATAACCTTTCTTCTTTCTTAGCAAGGCGGGGTGCCGTGCATGATTTGTATTCTAGTGCGAAACTGCGCACTGCGTGCATTCTCTGCAAACTATTTTTACTGGGACAAATACCAGCTTCTCGAGGGCTCGTGCTGCGGCAGTGCGTAGTAAAATGCAGCATTGAAAGGAATTACACATGCGAGTAGCCATAGCAAAAAAGATTGCCCAAGAGAACGGTATGACGTTGGGGTACGACAACAGCCTCCGCCTGTACATCTTGCAGGACAAGGAACAGGGCTGGCCTGACCAGTTCTTCCCAGGCAGCGCCCTGCGCGTCATGAGCAACGACGTGTTTATGACGTTCTTCTTGCGGATCAAGGCAGACTGAGTTTCGGGGGCGGTGGCAAGCCATGGGTTCGATCAAGCCTGAGTAGCTGGCGCAATAAACCGTAATCGGCCGTAAAGCGCGTTGAGAGCCAGTAGATAGTGCCACCGCCTCCACCCCTAGTTCAGCCATTCTTTCCACTCATCGCCCAGGACTTGGGATGAGAGCATCTTCTTGTCGCGAAGGGCCTTGACGATCTTTTCGTCGACGCTCTTCCGGCAGATCAAGTCCACGTAGGTCACGGCGTTCTTCTGGCCAATCCTGTGCGCGCGATCCTCTGACTGCAGTCTGTGCTCTAGGTTGTAGCTGTTGCTGTAATAGACCACGTTCGTCGCTGCCGTCAGCGTGATACCAAAGCCCCCGGTCTGAGGGTTTCCCACGAAGTACGTGCATTCAGGGTCTGTTTGAAACCTGCGCACCGCTTCTTGCCTGTCCTCATTGGACGTGTCGCCGTAGTAAGACACGACAGACTTTTTGCCGTATTCCTCTTGCAGCTGGGCTTCAATGGCCTTGATGTCAAACCTGTAGTTGGCCCATATGATGACCTTGCCAGAGGCCTCGTCAAGCACCTCCATCAGCGCCTTCATCCTATTGCTCTCAACCTGTATCACTTCGCCATCATCTGTCGTGAGACTTCCGCAAACAAGTTGATGCAGACGAAGCAGCTTGGTAAGAACAATGGGCGCTGATACAAGCTGTCCATCCAGTTCGGCCATGGCGCGCTCTTTAAGGCTCTTGTAGTGTTTCTTCTGCTCGTCCGTAAGCTCCACCTCGTAGTATTGGTAGATCTTTTCCGGTAAGTCAAGACACTCAAGTTTCGTGCGGCGCGAGGACCACGACTGAATCGACTTGGTAAGCTCGTCAAGGTGCTTGAAGCCCTTGACCTTAGTAAACGCCCTGTTACCGGCCGTGATCTTGACCATCTCTGCATACTTTGCCCTGAACGTGTAGTAGCTGGTAAAGCCCAGCAGGTGCGGGTTGAGGAACCAGGCCTGACTAAACAGGTCCAATGGGTTGTTGGTCACCGGAGACCCCGTAAGGATTCGGCGATAGTTGGCCTTGCGCCCGATCTTGACGGCAGCCTTCGTGCGCTTGGCGTCCCTATTCTTGATGGTGGTCGATTCGTCAATGACCATCAGAGTCCGATGGCAGTTGACAAACGACTCGGCTATCTTGTAGCTGCGGTCAAAGGCCAAGGCTTCGATGTTCATGACAAAGATCTTGAGCGGCTCCATCGGCGTCAGCAGCAGGTCGTAGCTCTTCTTGAGTTCCGTGTTTGCCGCGCTGTCCCAGTACGTGCCGACCCACTGAACGTAGTCAGGCATGTGCTCTGGCAACTCCTTGGCTACCCAGTTCCTGTATGAACCCTTGTTGCCCAAGATGAACACAGCGTCGATCTTGCCGGTTGCGTACAACCACGCGGCAGTATCGACCGTGGTCTTAGACTTGCCAAGGCCCATCTCCCAAAACAGGGCGTATTCGTCCATGTCCCGGCTAAGCTTGAAGTCCGTGTCTTGATGTTCGAACGGCTTCGTTTTGTATTTGTAGTCAATCATAGGTCAAAGTACCTTTGGGTGCGTGGTGTGATGATGTGAAGGTTCTTCTTAGTCCGCGTTGCCGCCACGTAAAACACGCGGATCTCGTCGTCTTGATTCTCTTGGTAGCTGTTGTAGGTCTTGGGGCTGATGTCCGTGATGAGCAACACGTTGTCCGCCTCGCCGCCCTTAGATCCGTGGATCGTGCTGATGGTGATGCGTGGGTCGCCGCTCAAAGATTCGCCTTGTCTTAGGGCTGCCAGGAAATACTCCTTCTCCTCATCGCTGATGCGGTCGAGAGCAACGTGCCAGATGGCCTTGGTCTGCAGCCCGTACTTGTCTTGCAGCAAGGCCATGTTGACCATGTCCTCAGTCAAAGTCTTCAAGGACAGGTGGCCGTGATCGACCATCCGCTTTGACATGTGGGCGTAGACTAGCTTTAGCTGATCGGCTTGTATGTACTCGCCCTTCCGCAACTTCTCCCAGGCCCTTATGGCCAACAATGCCTCAGACTTACGAGGACTCATTCCTTGACACTCGTAGGCGTAGCCCTCACGATGGCATAGTTCAACCATTTCCTTGAGCATATAGACATTCCTAGCAAGAAGCAGCCATGTTCCTTGGCTCATGTCGACATGTTCTATGTCGTTGTGGTAGGTGATGGACCCTTGGTGGGCGGCGGGCTTGAACTGCTTTTCTCGTCGTCGAGATACAGATCTAATGATGTCAAAGGACAGATCGTGAACAACGGAGGGGATCCGGTAAGACTGGTCGAGTACACGCACGTCCCCGTCGAGGCCAATGAAGTGGTCCACGTCTGCTCCCGCCCATCTAAAGATCGCTTGATCGTCGTCACCAGCAATATAGGTTTCATCGGCTTTCTCCATCATTCGTTCAACAACGGCCCACTGCAGCTTCGATAGGTCCTGGGCCTCATCAACTAGCAGGGCTTTTAGCTTGGGCACGTAACCTTCTGACCGCATCAATTCAAGCATATCCGTGTAGTCGATCAGGCCTGAGCTGTTTTTGTAGTCTTTCAGGGCCTTGGCAAACTGTTCCAGCTCAAACCAGCCAAGCTCGTCGTCATTCAACTCTTCCCACTGCTGCTTGAGAGCCACGCAGCGGATCCTTGCCATGCCCTCTACAAAGCGCAGCTTGTCGCCCTGCGCCATGCCAACCAGGGTGCCGTCTTCGCCGGTCTGGCGTCCGGTGATTTCAACGCCCAACTCGTCGCAGAGTTCTTGGTAGTGGTTGTGCTGCATGACCTGCTGCCGGCTAAGGCCCAGCTGCCTGAATGCGAGGCTGTGGATGGTCCGAAAGAACGGAAGCCTATCAGCCTCAAAACCAAACCTGGAACGGGCCTTGTCCTTGGCCTCTGTCGTAGCTTTCTTTGTGAAGCTGATGAAGCCAATGTCTTCAGGCTTGACGCCCTTCTCCAGCAAAGACTCGATGATGTTCATCAACGTGGTCGTCTTGCCGGTTCCTGGCGGTCCCAGGATGATCTTGGTTTTAGATGATGCTTCCACTGTTGAAGTCCGGTGTCTGATGACCCTTGTCTTGGAACGAGAATGCCGGCACAGACCAGACAGTGGCCCGCTTGCCATTCAGCTTAAACGTGTGCGTCTCTCCTCCGTAGTCTCGGATGGCTGAACTAATCTGATTGAGCTTGAAGTCCTTAAACTTCTGCTTGTCAAGGAAGTTGATGAAGTCAGCAAGCCTAAACAGATGGCGGTTGTCGTCGCGGTCGTGGAACGGTTTGCCCAACAAGATCTCGTCAAGGTGCTTGGCTTGCGCCTTGCCAGTGCAGTAGCGCTCTAAAAGATCGATGAACTGGCCCTTAGGGCTTGCATCTTCCGGAGCCTCAATGATGACCACGTCAACCAGCAGCGCCTGTATCATTTGATTCCATTGCGTCTGGTTCATCTTAGGCGGCATGTAGTTCATGGCCTCCATGCACCGCTTCTGAAAGCCGGCTTGATTCTGCAGGTCCTCTGTTGACAGTGACAGCCGCAAACCGTTGTCCATGTCAAGGAACCAGATAGGCGGCTCGGTGTTGTACTTGCTCAGCGATGAAAGCCTTGGGGTTCCGGACTGCTGGCCCACGCCATATTTGCGCATACGGCACATGCCGGCATTGCAGTTTGGGCGCAGCGGCGGCCGGCTGCACGTGTACTGGTAGTCGCTGTTTTGCATGGACTGGATGACACCCATAGCCTCTGACTCCGGCAGCGGCGGATCCATAACGTCGATGTTCATCTGCATGACCAGCGGCTGCCAGTCATCGGGCTTCATCTTGCGGGCCAGCACGCATAGATTAAACAAGCCGTTGTTGCGGGTGCCCTCAGGAAAGCCGTCTTGCGCCAGCTTCTCAAGGCAAGGAGGTGCGTCCTTGTAGGCGCGCTTTTTGCTCTTGGCCTCTGCAAACTTAAGCCTTACGAAGTTGGCCCGCGTCAGCTTAAGACCTTCTGCAAAAGACAGAAATTCTTCTATCTGCATCGGGCCGCCGTTTTCGGCCACCCCGTAGCGTGAGGTTTGGTCGCCTTCGAAGTAAGGCATGTTGATCCAGTTGCCGACGTCACCGCGTTCTGACAGCACTTGATCTTGCTTAGGAAAGATCTCGCAACTTGGGTGGCCAATCACGCTGGCCAGTTCACCAAGCTTGCGCTTGACATCAGCAGCCGGAATAGGCTCGCTGAAAAACATGTAGATGTGGGCTCCTCCCGACTTGCTGCGACAGACTACAACCGGAGCCTTCGCCTTTGCGCAAGCGTCAACGGCTTCTTTCAGATCAAAATTCTTGTATTCGTCAATGTCAATCGCACCAAAGAGGCAAGTGTTGTCCTCTCTGATTGGCACAATACCGATGCCCTTTGTTCCTGCAAGGTGTGCGTCCCAAAGCTGCTCTGTAACTGCTGCTCGTTTTGTGACGGCTGTCCCCTGAACCTTAAGGCCAGTATTCTTGCCATCGATGTCATAGGTCCCGTAGGCACCTGTGTGCCCGGAATAAAGCGCCATGAATCTTTGTGCAAGCATAATTCTTTCTCGTTGTCGTTGATAGGTGGGACGCCGTTACTGCGACAGAGTAGGGCCGGAACCCCGGGAACCCCCAGAGAACCTACTCCCGCTGGCCACGCCGGCGTCCCGAAACTTAACCGCCTCGCGTAGCAGATTTCAACGGAGTGTTAGTCACGTTGTCCGTCTGCTGCTGGACCTTAACCTTCTTCCCAGCCGTGCGCTTAAAGGTAGACCCCCTGGCCTCACCCTTAGTCGCGCCCTGCATGTGCTTACGGCCGGGACCCTTCTTAGTTGCACTTGGGTTTCTCGCATCGACCTTTTCGTAGGTCGAACCAAGGCTAGGAAAGATGGCTTCAATACGGGACATCATTGTCTCCAGACGCCACAGGAGCATCTGCCGGTGGCTCAGCAACCTTAACCAAACCAGCCGTCACGTCCTGTCCAAACTTCTTAGCAGCTTCGTAGATGCCGCGGTCCTGCACCATCACAGGATCGTTGATCAACCAGCCATACCAGCTGTTGGCGTCCTTAGTCTCCATGCCTGTGCCCAAGTGATAACTGTGGCTAAAGGGCGGAGGAGTAAAGGACTTGTCGCCAACCTTGACTTGCAAGGCCATCATCTGGCCCAACCAACGGCGCGACTTCTTCAGCTGCGTCGAAGACATGGCGATCAAGGCGCGCTCAAAGCCCCCATCTGACAAGACCAACACGTAGTGATAGGCCGTCGTAACGATCAGGTTGCCGTTGGGCAACACATCTTGGTTGCGCTCATTCTTCTTAGTCTTGTCGAGGATAGACTCTTCAGTGTGCTCCTTGACCAAGCCGCCTCCGGCTTCACGTGGAGTCCACTCAACGTAGCTCTTCTTGAAGGCGCAAGGGATGACTCGGATCTCTTTCATCAAGACACCTGTGACGGTATTGATGATCAAGCCCTCTTCAGCACCAGCGATCTTGGTAACTCCACGAAGCTCGGGCGACAAGGCCTGCAAGACCTTGAGGTACGGAATAGCGACATCATTTGCCGACACGTTCTCGAAACCGAGACCTGCGTCTGCCATCATGTCATCTGCGAACACCGCGACTGCGGTCGACTGTGCAACAGCCACTTCTTGCTTCTTACTCATCACTTGCTCCTTTTGATTTTGGCAATTTGGCCGATATACACGTTGAAAAGTTCAAGAGGAAATTCGGCTCCGCTTTCCACTTGCTCTTTGACGAATGCTGTCAAAGTCTGAGGATGAACACCCATCTTGCCAGAGTACTCCAAGCCCTGCTCTTCCAGCTGGGCCTTAAACTCTTCGGCTTTTTCGTGCTCACCGCGATTGAATGTCAGGACGACTTCGTCTTTGATCAGCGCTTCGTGACCATGGTCATGCAACCAGGTAAAGCACTCCTCACGTTTCTCGTCACTGATCTTGGCCGAGTAATACGGTTTGACGGTCACTTCACTACCGTCTGTAAGCGTAAACTTAGCCATACCTACTTCTGCCATGGCATCAGGCAACTGCTTTTCAGCAATGTCCCGAGCCTGTTCTTTCAAGATCTTTAGATGCGCTTCAACATCCTTGATCCGATCATCAAGATCTGTGTACTCCTCAGCAAGGGTACTGATCTTGCCCAAACCAATTGCAGCGGGTGCTGCGCTATCAGCCATCATCTCTTCTTCAAGCATGTCTTGCTCCTGTAAGGTCTGCCTCTAAGGCGTAGTAACGATGCTCTTGCCGATCCCACTTGAGCATCTTGATCTTGCCGCTATTGAAGCCAGCGGCAATTGCAACAGACATACCAATAGCAATGGGGTCGCCGATAGCTAAAAGGTAATCGCTGTCTGAAAAGTTCCGCAGCTTGTCACGCAAGACGCGGATTGTTGGGGACGTTGCCATCATGACTTGGCCAGGCGGCAACAATGTTTGAAGCTCGCCATACTCTGCTGCAGGCAGCAAATTAAACTTTGGCGATTCTTGGACGACGTAGACTGTCATTGTTTTCCTCCGACTTGTGCGTGACGCACGGTGTATTCAGTGCAAAAAGCTGGCACGTTAAAAAGCAGGCTGTTCATGTCTTCCCAATTGAAAGGCTTGCTGCACGACCAAATCTCAAAAAGATCCATATCGCGCTGCACTTGAAGAACCTTCAAAAGATCCTCGTTTCTTGCCAGCACAAAAACACGCCCTCCGTTCTCTTGTCTTTTACGATGCCATAGGACCTGTTCTGGCCTAAGCTGACAGCTACCCTTGGCATCTAAAATCTTGAGCTCTAACCATAGCTCTGTTGAGTCGTGGCACATGTTTACGTCAGGTGTTCCCCTTGTCAAGGCGTTCTCGACGCGTTCCACGTGTCCGGGCAGGTGGCCTTTGACCAAAGCCCAAAATTGGCTTTCTTTCACAGCTGGACCTCGACTGCTTCTCCCCAATTGGGCCCAAGCTCGCAATCTACTTTCAACGGCACGCATAAATCCACGCATGTCAACATCTCCTGACGAATCATTCGAGCATGATCTAAGTCACGCACACTGAAGTCCAATTCATCGTGAATAGTTAGATGAGGGACTTCGCCTTTTTTGAACAGGTTGATCATGCCAAGCTTGATCATGTCTGCAGATGACCCCTGGATCACGGCATTCATCGCCTTGTGGACGAAGTAACGCTTCAAGGGCAAGCCGTACTTTTCTTCGGCCAAGTCCTTCTTCAAGGGGATTAGTCCTGGCGAGTACTTAGGAGGTCCAAACAACTGAAAGCGCCTGCGTCGGCCCAGGAATGTCTTGACGTAGCCACGGTTGGTTGCGATCCGCGTGCATTCTTCGCCCAGCGCCTTGATGAAGGGCACGTTAGCGTGGTATTGCTCATAGACTCGTTTGGCTTCTGCCGGAGGCAAGCCCAGTTGAGTAGCCGCCTTAGCAGCACCCATACCGTAAGCCAATCCAAGGTTCAGGGTCTTCGCGTTCTTGCGACTGATTCCAGCCATGTCAGCAACCAATTGATGGTAGTCAGTGTTGGGATCGTCAAGATAACGATTGCGCGCAGTCTCAGCACCTGGAAAGCCTCGCAGGTAGCTGTAATGCACCGTGACGCGAGGCTCTTGCTGCGAGTAATCAAATACGCCCCATTGGCATCCTTCCTCAGGTACAAAGATGCTTCTGATAAGAGGAGCCAGAACTGGATCTCTAGCCGGAACCTGTTGCATGTTCGGATTAGCCGACGCAAAACGACCTGACTTAGTCCCGCCTCGGTCGTCCCTGACCTGTCTAAACGTCGGGTAAATTTTGCCATTGCTTTCCATCTGAATGATCTTGCTATCGATAAATACTCCGCCGGCCCGGTCAAGCTTCCGGACCTTCGAAATCAAGGAGAAAAACTCATGTTCACTAGCTTCAAGAAACTCACTGGGAAAACTAGCATTCCCCTTCTCAGTCTTTGGGTAATCCAGCTTCAATGCATCACTAGCTGCCTGTATATCATCACCAGACCAGATGTCTACATCCCGCTCAGCAACCTTCTTAAGTTGCTCCGTGAGCTTGCCCTGCTCTTCTAACAACTGAGCCTTGACCTTGTGCGCCCGATCAAGGTCAACAGGCACGCCCCTTTGGCGCATGGCCACTAAGACGTCAACTAACTGCGTCTCTATGTCAAAGACTTCCCAAAGCTTTTCGTCATGGAGCAAGACTTCCTGCTGCGCAAAGATGCGTATCGGCAGGTCGGCGTCCTTGCGTCCGTAAGGGGCCACCTCAGCCGCATGGAACTGCCAAAGGTTTTCCTTGACCTTGCTAGGATGGATGCCGCGTCGAACAGCTGCAGCAATCAGCTCTGTCTCGTCTTTGCGTTCGCCCAAGTAAGATTCGGCCAAGGCGTCTAGCTTGTAAGTGATGCGGTCCTCATCTAGCAAAGGCTCTGCAATCTGCACGTCGTACTTAGGGCCAGCAACTTTGACGCCCTCTGTTAACAACCACTCAAGGTCGTATGGCAGGTTGGCTCCGATCTTTGGGATGTCGGTCTTCAACATGTCCCGCAACCAAGCAAATGCGTTGTCAGGATTCAGGTTACCGCCAGCAGCATGGCGCACAGGATAGTACTCGGAAAATCCATCGTCCGTAGCCACTGAGAACCCAACAATATAGCCATCTTTGCGCACGCCACCAGGACCCTTAGTCATCAGGTTCGGGTCGCGCGTCTCGCAATCAATGGCTATGCGCTTGGCTACCAGCAGGTTCGGAAAATGCTTCGGCGGTTGATAGGATGATACGTCCATTTTTAATCCATAGTTGTTTTGCGGCATCATGCGGGTAAGGCTCAGCGTAAACGATACGACGGCAGCCCGTGTTTAAGAACAGCTTTGTGCAAGTCATGCAAGGCATGGCCGTCACGTAGGCCGTGTCTATTTGTTCAACATCCTTGCATTGGAGCAACGCGTTTTGTTCCGCATGAATAGCTTCACATACATCCAAGCCAGTGCCCGAAGGCAAAGCAGCACCGGGACAGCGAACATCAATACAGTGAGGATGACCACGAGGCACCCCGTTATAACCAGTACCGAGAATATGCCCACGAGCAGATACGAGAACGCAGCCCACACTCCTCCGAGCACAAGTACTTCGTTGAGCAACGAGTGCAGCCAGTTGCGAAAAGTATTCATCTTTGCTTAACCTTTCCATGATGAAATTTCCTTGAGAAAACCGTTGTGAACATGGCCACGCGCCAGCAGCCACAGGTGGTCAACAAGGTGGTCATAGCTGTCGAAGTATTCGAGGTCGATAGGGGCATAGTCACCGATGATCTCGCCACTCAAGCAGAATTCAACCTTGTCCCAGTTGTCTTCGTACAGGTGCTGGCTCGCAGCGTAAAAGTGCAAGGTGCCAAGCTTGACGTGTACGCCCTTTTCACGGAGCATCAAGGCCAGACCCGCAGACAACATGCTGAAGTTGAACCAGTCGTAAGGAACGCCCAGCCAAGCATCAGATGAACGCATGTTCATGAAGCAATGGAGCAAGCCATTACGAATCATGAACTGGCAGCTGATGGTGCAGGGTATATCCTTAGATGCACGGGGGTTTGGACGCCAGATGGTAATAACTGCTTGACGCGAATCCTGATCACCGGATAAAGATTGGACGACATGCCCTAATTGGTCTCGTATTTTCGGGCCGTAAGCTCCGAAAAAGAGGATCCCGTCATCAGAAAAGTTGCTGATGGCCTTGCTAAATGGCGCAATGGTAGAGACACGATTGTCGCCAGACATGATCCAAGCAGCTTCTGCTGCCATGAACTTGTAGCCAAGGCTGCGTTCCTTAATGGTGATGACTGGCTGGTTCATGTCGATCATCGACTTGAAGCCCATGAGCTCTTTTGTACGCTTTCCACGAGGGCTAATCAAGGCACCATGCGTCATGATGCTATAGAGCAGGTTTTGCCAATTCATGTTGGTGACGTTAACCATTGATGATCTCCTCGAGTTCGTGCTTGAACTCAGCACGCTTGTTAAAACGCTTTGCGAATGATGGGTGCATGACCTTGTGAACGCGCCGGGAGAAGGCGCTCATAGTTTCGTAGGCATCGTTGCCAAAACAAACAACCTTCATGAATGGCTTTGCCCGCAGGCAGTCATTGACGTACAACGGTCCGTTAGCATCGTGAGCGTTGATGTAGACGGCTTTTGTCTCATCAAAGGCAAGCTCGTGCAGCACGTCAGCAAAGAACTCGCTGCAATTGCCAAAGTCATAAAAAGGCCAGCTGACTGCTCGCATCTTGCTGTTGGCCTTGTCACCTACAAAGATGATGTTGGCTTCATGCAAGTGGCCTGCAAAGTTCTGAGTGTGCAAGTGCAATGCAGGCTCGTACTGCTTCAGCCAGCGGGATTCGAGGACTGAGTAGACCATGTCGATGTAAACATCAATGTCCCGGCCTTCAACGTCAAACCGGTAAGGCAACACGTCATCACGACGGCGCATGCCAAAGACAGACAGCTGCTGGACATAGTCACGATCGTGGCCAGATAAGCCACCTTCAAACAACTGGTCAAAGCGCTTGCGCACGTCATCAACGTTGTCGTACATCTCTTCACGCTCTGTCTTCAGTTGCTCAAACTTCTCGCCATGATTAGCAGGAGACTGAGCCAAGATGTAGACGCCACCGACTTTGCGGATCATGCGATCCATCATGCGACCCATATGAGGCCAGGGGCTGCCACCGCGGTACACGTCAGCATAGATGGCTTCGCTCATCCATAAACGATCGATGACCACAAGCTGTGTGCGAGCAAGCTTCAGCGCACGATGCAAGGCAGCTGTGTGATACAGCGGCATCTTTGTGGGCCAACGGTACGTGTTGTGAATGTAGACACCATCAAAACGATCGCAAATAGCCTTAGCAAGCGTAGTCTTGCCTGTTCCATCGCAACCATCAATGACTATGAGGCCTTTCATTCTTTCTCCTTTCTGATGAGGTCCGTGAGCGTTGGAGCCACGAATCCTGCAGGTTTCACTATATCATAGGTAGACCCGCGTTTGCTGTCTTCTTGCCTCAAGGCGCGCACTTTTTTCATGTTCGCCTCATGCACCCGCCGAAACCCCTCGTTGAATGGCAAGCTGCCTAAGTAAGCAGCTCCAAGGGCCACATAAACCAAGTCAATCAGACCATCAAAATAGTCTTCAAGATTGCCTTCGTCAAGGGCCTTTTTGATCTCGTCTAGCTCTTCTTGCAGGTGCACGTTTTTGAGCTTGGCGATCTCTGCGATTGGAAAGTCAGGACCAGGCGGTGGCGTCCGCTCGAACTTCTCATGAAAGGACGCTACCATCTTGAACAGGTTAGACATGCTCACTCTCCAATGTAGTTGATCATAGGATGACAGGGTTAGCGGTTAGAGCGGTTAAGGGAGGTGTCTGGAAATTTTGGTGGGG